GTTTTCCCCAAAGCTCTTACTTTTTCAGCCATATACTTCATCCATTCTACAGCTTCTGGTCCTCCTATTGCAGCAAGGTCTTTAATAATGTCATTGAAATAAGCGAGTTTCTGAGCAGCTATATCACTTTCCTGACCTGATGCCTTTAGGTTTTCATCTATTCCACTCAGCAACTGATCCTGAGCCTTCATAGCATACATCATCTCCTTGATCTGAGTATCTTCTATTTTTTCAAATAGAGGATCAAGTTCTGGCTTATCATTTATTGTTTTGTACAAATCCTTATATGCTGCAATAACCGTTTCTAATGAAGCAGTAACCTTATCGCTTGCTTTTTTCACCATGCTAAACTCACCAACAGCACTCTTAAACTGCACCTTCTTAAAAATGTTTTCAACCTCTTTCCAATTAGGTGCTACTTTCATTTTTTTAACCCACGAATCATAAAATTCATTTATGATTTTATTGCCTTCCCACATACCAACACCTTCCTTCAATGAAGCATCTATGGCATTCATAAGCTCACTTCTAAAAATACTTCCCACAAGTGGTCCAAGTGTTTCTGCCGCAGCGGTTGCATATTTCTCAAGATACGTGGCAAAGGCTCCTGAAACCTTTTCTCTCTGATCATCCAGGGCAAGCATCCTCTCTTTTGTTCCTATGTAAGCTTCTAAGGCAATTGCGGCATCACCATATGCATTTTTAAGGTCTTCCGTTGATGTTGTTTCTTTCAATACATTTTTTAGGTACATACCATACCTGTCATTTATCTCTCTAATGCCATCAGCTCTTTCCTTGGATCCCATTGCCATTTTCATAGTTTCATCAAAAAGCATTTTTAATTTATATGCTTCTGACCCTACGGCAAGATTTATTTTCTTTTGTATGTTTTCAAGTTCCTTAGAAGCCTTTATCATTTTGATAATCTCTATGGTACAGGCTGCTATGGCTATTCCTACAATAACCCAAGGTGCTGCCGCCAGTATAGCATTTAAAGAAACAGCAACCACTTGTAATGCCGTTAAAGAAGCAGTAGCGGCAACACCACTTAATTGTAATGCCCATATACCAACAGCGGATGCCGCCGCCCGTGCCCCTAACGTAGCCAAAGCAGTTGTTAATCCACCAACAACCATTCCAAGAATACTTAAAAGTAAGGCCAATGGTCCTAATACGGCAAGGAGACGGGCAAAGAACAGTATTGTTTTCTGTGTACCACTACCTAACTCATTGAACCAGTTAATAGCATTTTTAATAGCATTTACCCACCTCTCCATAACAGGGAGCATTATTTTGGCAATAACAACCCCTAATCTAATCAATTCTGCTTTCATTCCAGCCACTGCGGCATTCCAACGAAATGCTAAAGTCTGAGAAGCAATAAAGAAAGCCTTATCAAAATCTCCCATTGACTCAGTAACAGCCTTCATTACCCCTTCATTATATTTTAAGTTTTGTCCTGTAAGGTTTAAGGCCCCAAGTAATGCTCGTATATTTGGAAATACCTTGGCCATTGATACCCCATACTTATCTGTCAACTCTCTTAATTTAACCAAGGTTGGCATTAATCCTTTATTCTTTAATGAATCAAGTAACTCCCCGACACTTGACCCCATCCCCTGTAGGGCCTTTTGCGTCCCTACTGAGGGGTGCATTAGCTTCATTAATACATTACGCAAGTAAGTAGCAGCATTCGCCGTAGACGATGTAATAAGGGTCATTGCCGCTAATGCTCCACCTACTTGATCCAGTGACACTCCTAACTCCGCAGCAATAGGTAGTATTGTACCTAATGCTCTTGCCATTTCATTTGGTTCTCCTTTACCTTCCCTAACAGACGCCGTCAGTATGTCCATTGCACGAGCGGCACTTAATCCAGAAGCCCTGTAGGCATTCATTGCTGAAGTAAGGAAGTTTGCAATGTCTTTTGTTTCTCCTAATCCTGTGGCAGCACCTTTTGCTGACATCTCTGTTATACGTAAAGCCTCATTGGACTTGAAACCAGAGGATGCCACATAATACAATGTATCAGCCAGCTCTAATGGACCTTTGGAGGTCTTTGTGCCCATATCCAAAATAGCCTTACTCCATTCCTCTATCTTTACCTTATTTATTCCAACTAACCCTTCAATTTTAGACATTGCAAACTCAAACTCCTTACCCATCTTCATCACAGCGTTACCTCCTAGAATTAAAGGGGCCGTAAAGACAGTGGTAGCCAACCAACCAAAACTTCTCAGACGCATACTCATAGAAGAGATCGTCTTACCCATTGTTGCCGCTCCAGCTTCGGCCGCAGCCGTGCCACCTCCTCCAGCAACAAGAGGGGCTACACCAGCCGCTTTTTTTCCTGCACCGGCACCAACTCCTGCTGCTGCATACGCCGTATTCAATCCATGTAATTCTTTCTTTAGCATCCTCACCTGAGTGGTTACCCTACCCAAAGATCGAACCATTTTGTTAGTTGCGGCAAGCATCTTCTTTTCATAAGTATTCATATGATTAGAAGCGGCAAGGCTTGCAAGATTTTTATCAACTCTTTGTATTGCCGCAGACACCGTACCCAACTGACGAACCATCTTATTTGAAGCAACATTAATCTTCTTTTGGAAAGTATTCATATCAACCACCGCTCGCTTCAGTCCGGAGGTTTCTGCCGTCAAAGTTGCTATTAATGTACCTAAGTTCATTCTACTTTCTTTTTAGGTGGTTTCTTGGGTTGAATACCAACTTTTTTATTCTGTGATTTTGCTATTGCTTCAAATACTTTTTTCATCTCCTCTACGGTTTGTTGCTGAACTTCCTCTGGAGCATCATAATCCCAGTTTGGAATGAAATCAGCTGCCGTATGTTTTGTGCCTCTTTTTGCATGAGCCCAAGTCATTAGATTTGTAAAAGATGCCTCCAATGAAGCCCATCCGTATTCATCCCTCCATTTACCCATTGGGTCAAGTTTGTTGTACGCTTCCCACTCATTTATTTGTTTTGCATTTAATCCTTTTCTTACTTTCGTAATTATTGGAATACCAAATATTTTGTAAACAACAACTCCTCCACTCAATAGGAAGTCAGGATGGAGTACACCTAATTCTCTGCAGAGTTGGAAGTAGAATCGCCGACTTGGTCGGCTACGGAGTTTTTTACTATCTCCTCCTTATCCTCTTCCGATATTGCATTAAGTTTTTGTGATTCATTTACGATCTTTTCCAGACGAGCCGCACTCATATTCTGGCTCAGTACAGGATAATCCCCAGGCTTCAGTATTAAATTCCCTTGCTCATCACAAATAGTATTTACTACTAATTTTGCCCTGAAGTCTTCCAATGACTGATCATAGTTGACTTTACCTTTGGCCCCTACCGTGCGTTTGATTAGAGATTGTTCCCAATGATCTCTTTCATGTCCAGTCATCTGACGGACAAATACATACTCATCTTTGTCAAGATCAACTCTTACTACTTCAAGTTTTTCTTTTACTAAAAGTGCTTCTCTGTTTAAAAGTTTCATGATTTCTTATTTTTTAAAAAAAATTCCCTGATTAGGAGTGTTTGTTTTGTTAATCACTAACTGAGCCCGTACCAGAAGTAAGGTCTACAGTACCACTGATCTTGATTGTGCAGTCAGCGGTGACTTTATCGTCAGTCGGAACGGAAAGAGGCAACTCAGTTACCAACCCTTCAAATTCCAAACTTGTTGCTCCCGCGTCAGGGAGGACGATCATATAGTTCTGCGGGGTGTTTATCTCGAAATCATCCTTCATCAACTTGTAAGAATCGTATGTGAAGTTCATTGCGAGGGCTACTGTACCCGCATCACGGAACCCTGTAATAAAGTCCCGAAATCCACTCAGAGAATCCAATGACGTTACATCAATGAAATCTCTGGTCATAGTTGGACCGGTGATGGAATTAACTTCAGCGAGGGCAACCCATGAAGCGCCACTCCACCGATAAAATTTGGTTCCTACACCAGCAAAAGCATTACTTGCCATAATTTTTACCTCCTTTGTAAATTAAAATTAACTATAAAACGAACTAACCCGTTATCGTCCCAATCCAGTAGAGCTGGTCCACTAGAACAGTAGATAACAGTATATAACGCCCCATTCCATGACTCTTGTCCCCGGCCATGTAGTGAAAGCATTATGTCATTTATTAAAGCCCAAGTAGTACGTTCATCTATTCCACGAACTCTGATCTGCACTGATGGGTAATAATATCCAGAATCTTCTTCCTTCCCTCCTAATGTAAGTTGAGGGGGTCTGCCATAAGTATCAAATATTGTAACTGTTTCCTTTGGCTTG